GTCTTGCACAACACCTTCAACTTGGTCGTCGTTGATTAAGCGCATTTCGCGCCCGTACATCTTGAACCGTGTACCTGCGTACGTACGGGTAAGTACGAAGTCGCCTTCCTTGCACCAAGGGCCGGTCGGAAACTTGTCTTTATCGGAGTACGCATCAGGGCCAACCTTGACCACAAACAGAACTGCTGTGGTCAGCTCTTCACGCCGCATAGTTTCCTTGGGCTTGAGGAGGTTTGTGCCCTCAATCATCTCTTCAACTTCAGGCAAGAAGCACAGCAGCTTGTACCCCGATGGGTCGGGTAACTGCTTGGCTTTTTCAGCATCCGTCAGCGTCTCGTCAGGAACTTCCGCTGTTTGGATGGGTGGGGGCATTTCTACTCCCGGAGGCAAGAGGATGTCACTCATCGTTTTCAACTTTCTTCAGCAGGGCCAACAGGTAGGACTCTGCGATGGCTAGGCCCTGAATCACCCCGCAAAGTTTTTGGTACTCGTCAAATGAACGGCAGGCCCCACCAGCCATGTCGTCCGCGTAGTTGTTCATATCCGTGCGTATTTGTTCGCGCAATACGCGTGCGAAATCTTGAATCATTCTTCAGGCTCCTCTGGTTTGGCTTGTGCTACTTGCTGGGACTGCATCGCTGCTTGGTCTTTCGCAATCTGTGCACCGAGTTTCACCCCGGCGTGTTCTTGGTCGAACTTCTGCTTGGCCTGCTTCTCGCGGATAGCGGCCCCTGTTTTGACGCCCTCCAACTGCATGCGGGCAGCGTTTTCTTCCTTGCGTGCGTTGTTGGCATCCGCTTTGGCCGACGCCTCTAGCACCATGCGTTGTTTCTCCAGCTCCAGCTTGGCCTGCTCAATGGCAAAGTCCTGCTGAACCTTCTGTGCCTCCAACTGCAAGCTGCCCTGCTTGAGCTGCAACTCCTGCTGCTGCATCATCACCATCGGGTCTTGGGCCTGCTGCTGGGCTTGCTGTTGTTGTGCCTGCTGCTGGTTAATCTGCAATGACTGCTGCGCAGCCTGCGCCATCATGCTTGACAACGCCTGCTCAATCTGTGGGGGCAGCTCTTCGTCCTCGGGCGGCAAGGCCAAGCCCAATTGGGCCTCAATCTGCTTGCGGTACATGTACCCGGTGTGCTCGGCAACGTGCGCCATGAGCGCGGCTTGGATGACCGGAGCCTTGGGATTTTGGCCGATGTTGGCTGCAACCAGCGGGTCTTGCAACATGGACATGTGCACCGCGATGTGCGACTGATGGTCTTGATTCAGGAACGCCTTCACCGGGTCGCCCTTGAGGATGGACATATTCTCGGTCACCGGGTCACGGGGCTTCTGGTCGTCCGGTAGGGGCACAAGCTTGTCCGCGTTCTTGATGCCCAAAATCTCCAGCATGTTGCGGTGCAACTGGGGCATGTTGTAGATGTCCGGCGCAGATTGCGCCATCTGCATGACCGCTTGGTACTGGACGACACGTTGGCTCATGGTGGCCGCGTTGGGGTCGCTGACTGGCACTACGTCCACATGGTCGTAGTCCTCTTTCTTGGCCGTGGGTGCGCCCACGTCCGGCTGGTAGTCATAAGCTGGCTCAGTGTAGTCACGGATGATTGCCGCCAGCAGCCGCAGCTCTTGCTTGAACGTGTAGTGCAGCCGGGCCTGAACCGCCGACATAACCTTGAGCTGGCGCTCCAACAAGGCCAACGTAGTGCCCACCGGCGCTTGGCCGGACATGTCGCTAATCTGCATGTCCGCGGTAGATGCAAACCGACGGCCTTCCTCAACGATGTTGTTGAGCAGCGTGTACAGAACTTGGCTGGGCTCTTTGTACGGCAGCGGCAGGATGTTGTCGCGCAGCGCACCGGAGCCGATGTCCACATCGCGGAACTCACCCGGCTGGATGGGGGTGTCGTCTCCCTTGATGCGCAGGCCGCGGGCTTTGAGTCCGCCGGGCAGGTTAGATAGCGTGCCCGCATCCACCAACTGGCGCATGATGCTGGTAGCACTCTTGGCAAACCCGCCAATCAGGTGGAACAGCCCGAACCCGTACGCGCCGAAACCGGGGATGTACTGGTAGTGCACAAAATGCTGGCGCTTGAGCTTGAGGGGGTCGTCCTCCAACCAGTTGCGACGGATGGCCAGCACATCGTTGCTGCCTTTTATCATCGTCACCACGTACGGCAACGCAATCTTGGTGGGGCCTTCTTTGTCTTCGTCCTCGAATCCTGTGATGTCCAAGTCCACGTGGACTTCATAGACCGTGTACCGGTCGTCGTTGATATCGCTAAAGCCAGTCTCTTTGTCTTTGGCCTGCTTGATGTCGCTGCGGTCTTTGTCCGTATCAGGTAGCTCGATGTCGCGGTAGAACCCAGCCTTCTGGAGCTTGATGATTTCGTTCTCGGTCTTGCGCATGACATGCGTGATGCGGTAGCACGTATCCAAGTCGGTCGTCCCGTAGGGCAGGATGATGTCTTCGGCTGGGATGAACATGGAGACCTGTCGGCCAAGGCTAGGGTCGTAGTAGACCTTCTTGAAAGCTGAACCCGTAGCAGGCAAGCTCCACAGCATGCGTTCTTGCTCCGGGCGGAACTCGCGCATGATTTCCGTCAACTGGTAGTTCAAGTCTGCTTCAACGCGTACCGCCGCTTCTTGTTTCTCCGGCGTCTCCTTGCCAACAATCTTGGTGCGCACCGGGCCTTGTGCAGGGAACATCTCGGTGATGGTCTCCGATTGGAAACGCACCACGGCCTCGGTAATCATGGGGTGGAACACGCCGCTGGCTCCTTGCCACGGCTCCGTGCGGTCTTCGTACTGCAAGCCCAGCAGCTTGATACCCTCGGTGTACGCCTTCTCCCAGTCTTTGCGGCTGGCTTTGTCGTTGTCAATGTCGTTGGACAGGTCGTTGGCAAGTTCTTGCAAGTCCCCATCGTCCATCAGGTCGGCTAAGTTTGCGCCAAAGTCATTCTCGTCATCGCCGGGGTGGATGGATAAGTCCAGCCCACCCATGTGGATGTTGACCTCTTCCGGGTCAACGATTTCAATCTCAAGCGGCTCCTCATTTTGGGCAAGGTCGTCCATGCCAAGTGGTGCTTGATATAACCCTTTGTCAACATTAGTAGCCATACTTATTTCTTTCAGTAGTATGCGACAGAACGCCGCCTAAAAATCTTCGGCTCATCCTTTTCATCGGAGTCCAACGGGATGAAACCACCTTGTCGATAGCGCAGCAGGGCTTGGGTTGTAGTGTCCACGTAGTCGTCGTTCTCGCCTACCGGGAAAGCTGCAATCTCTTCAATCACCTCACGCGCCCAGCGTGTATCGGGAGCCCACACTTTACCTGATGTGAATAAGTCGGCCACCGCGTTGACGCGCACCATCTTGTCGTTGCCCCGGCTCGGGCTGAACTCCTGCACCGGTATGCCCATCTGGCGCAACTCCTGAATGAGCGGCGCTCCGGCGGCTTTTTTCTCCACAATGAACGCGTCGGGCTCCCACTCTTTGTAGTGCTTGAGCGCCACGGTCTTGAGTTCAGGGAAAGCCATCCGGTCTTTGAACGCGTCCAACAAAATAATCTGCGGCGCGTTGCCCTCTTCCTCGTTGTACCAAACGCCCCACGTTGTGCAGGCGCTGTAGTCGGATGTATTCTTGGTCTCAAACGCCGTATCCCAGCTCTGGAGCACGTAATCGCACTGCGGAGGGTTATCTTTCATCCAAATCCGCCAGCTCTTGCGGGAAATCAGCGCCGAGTTGTCCAGTGTGGGCTGCTGCATGTACTGCGCGTTCCAGTACCGGGGGTCAATGCTGGCCTTGGTGGTCTTCAGGGACTCCAGCGTCCACTGCTCGGGCCAAAGCGACTTTTCGTTCTTTTCGCCCTCGTTCAAAATGGCTGGAAGCTCCACGATTTCCCACGGTATGGACTCGGGGTTCTTGGTTTGGTACGTTAGTAGGCGTCCAGTCAGGTCAAGCAGTGACCAGCGCGTCATCACAATGATAATTGCCCCGCCCGGCATCAGCCGTTGCAGTGGTCCGGTCTGCATCCACGACCACGCGGTATCAAACGCAAGGCGGCTGTTGGCTTTTACGTCCTGTTCTGAGTGCGGGTCGTCAATTACAAACAAATCTGCGCCGCGTCCGGCCAGCGCACCGCCCACACCAGCAGCGTAGTACTGGCCACCGGCCCCAGTTGACCATTTGCCCGCAGCTTTCTGGTCGTCGGCAACCCGCGTATCGGGAAAAATGGAGTTGTAGTCCTCGCTGTCCAGCAAATTTCGCACACGACGACCGTAATCTTCCGACAAACCCGCCGTGTGGGTGGCCATGATGATTTTTTTGTCGGGGTATTTGCCCAAAAAGTAGGCTGGGAACAGGTAAGAACTGAATTCGGACTTGCCCATACGGGGCGCAATGTTAATGATGACGCGTTTTTTGCGCCCTTCAATCACGTCCGTGAAGATTTTGGCCAGCTTGCGGTGGTGTGCTCCGATTTTGAAGCCCGGATATACCGCGGTGGCAAAGCCCAGCATGTTGTGTTGCGCCGCAGCAAGCGACACACGGCGTTCGCGCACCTCCAAATCGTTGAACAACTCCATTTTTTCTTGGAGTGTCATGGTCGGCAGCGCTTTCATCAGCGCTTCCAACTCTTGTTTGTTTAACGATGTGAGGATGTCAGGCGTCATCGGACAGAACAGCTTCTTGAATATCGACCACACCCATAAACCGATTGAGTTTTTCCTTGATTCGCTGTTCCAACTCGGTGTCGGTGAGCGGTTCTTTCTGGACTTCAATCTTGTCAGTGAACAAACCAACTTCAGTTACTTTGCCGAGTAGGCCAAGCGCTTTGAGTCGGATGTTTGCGTTGGGGTTTTGGGTTTCTTCCACCAGTTTGGCAACGGTGTAACCGCGCAGTTCTTTGGCTTGGTGGATGAACTCCCAGTCGTAAGCAGTCAGCATACCCACCAAATGTTGCACCGCAGCAGGAGTCTTGACCTGTGCCAGCGCAGTGTGGGTTATTTCTTCCGGAGAGGCGGAGACCAGATTGGCAAAGGTCTCTTGGGCGGCTTTGGTGTCAAGGGCAGTGGCCAGCTCTTTGCTGTCTACCGCGCCCATCTTGGTGAGCCAGTCCGTGGTTTTGATTTTGGCGTTGAGTAACGACACGGGGTCAGCATTCTTCGCCGCAGCCACTGGGCGTGGGCGGTTAGGGAGAATCTCCGGGTCGAAATCAATTAGGTGTTCAAACATGCGTAGGTATTGTGACCTCGTTGGACACAGTGTATACTACTTCTCGGTAAGTGTGTTTTGCTTTCACATTTGCTTCTCCCTGGTAGGTAACACTATCCTTAACTCCCCGGCCTCAAAAACCGGGGATTTTTTTTAAAATTTTTTGGGCTTGCCTATTTTTTAAGCAAGGGGGTGGGTTGCTGGATTGGGGTTAAGTTGTCTAAGGTTTTACAAAGTTGGCTGTGCGGCTGGGGAATAGTGTTTGGGCCAAGTGGCCATCGTCTGTTCCATAAGGGGTGATACCCCGGTGGTGGGGTCGCCAAAGTGTCTACTACCCTGCATTATTTACACCCCTTGTGGTAAAATAGAGGCATCGGTTGGGGAATGGTTCCCTACTGATTCCGTTGCACTGTGCAACACTTTTTTACTGGAGAAACCTATGACTAAGTTCAACAAGACCGCACTGTTCACAGCCCTCAACAAGTTCGTGGACGACAAGGTTGCCCTCATCGCATCCGTACGCAGTGCGGGCTACAAGACGCTGGAGGAAGCCCGCCCCGATGTAATGGAGTGGGTATGCACTCGGGTGAAGGGTGTGTCCGTGGCCACACGCGGCTCTCAGGTGGTGTTCAAGGGTGACAAGGCTAAATGCTCCGATGCGCGCAGTGCGTTGCGAGACATGATGCTGAACATC